GATGAGTGGTCTACAGTAGATACATTTATACCTGACCTAATCACAATGCTAGATAACGTGATACAGCATTTTGTAAATTATGCTGTGGGTGAATGGCCTACTCAAAACGAATACATGATCAACAAGCCTCTAGACTTTCAGCAGTTTCAAGATTGCTGCAATCCCAAGAGGATCGGATATGCTAAAGCTGCCTACTCAGCCTACCGAGAGAGATCACTGGGGCTTGGGGCTATGGGGTTTCATAGCTATCTACAGTCCAAAGGCATAGCGTTTGAGAGTATGTACGCTGCCTCTTTCAACCACAAATCTTTCTCACTGATCAAAGATCGGGCTGCTGCTGCTTCACGTATACTAGCTGAAGAGCGAGGCGAAGCTCCTGATATGCTAGGCAGCGGTAAGAGGAATGCACACCTTCTGGCTGTTGCTCCTAACGCTTCTAGCTCTATCATCTGCGGTGTTACAAGCCCATCTATTGAGCCTTTCAGGGCCAATACATTTACCCACAAGACTCTCTCCGGCTCATTCAGAGTCAAGAACAAGTTCTTAGAGAAAGAACTCAAGGCGGTATTCCCCACAAAGGAAGAGCGTGAGAAAGTCTGGAAAGATATCGCAGCCCATGATGGCTCTGTTCAGCATATAGAAGAACTGTCAGAGGAAACTAGGGAGGTCTTCAAGACAGCTCCTGAGATCAATCAAATATGGGTCATTGAACACGCAACCAACAGGCAAAAGTATATCTGCCAGAGCCAGAGTGTTAATCTTTTCTTTGTGCCTCCTAAGTCTACTGCTGATCAAGAGACACACAATGCTTATCTACAGTATGTTAACGATGTACACTGGGCGGGTGCTAAGAATCTGAAGTCTATGTATTATCTCAGGTCGGATGCTGCAAGATCTGCTGAGAATGTAAACGTCAAGATTCCGCGCATCAACCTCTCTGATGGGGAGTGTTTGAGCTGTGAAGGATAAAGTATTAGTAGAAGTTAAATGGGAGGATGCTTGGACAGACTTCCAAGATATAGAACTAAGCAAGGCCAAGAAACTTAAACCCATACCAAGAACTACTGTTGGGTGGTTGGTTACTGAGAATCATCAGTGTGTTGTGTTATGCACTGACTATTACGATAAAGATAAATCAGTGATCAATACCCCAATTGTTATTCCATCTGGTATGATAACTAATATGTACAAATACGATGTCATACAAACAATGTGATAACTGTGGTTGTAAGATGACTGAGATATTATTTTATGACCGATCTGATGAAACAAAGAAACTTTACCATGAGGCGTGGCAGTGTCCTTTCTGTCAGCTACGAATAGAAAAACCTAAGGAGAAGAAGTGAGTTTACTATCAACACGCGACTACTATAAACCTTTTGATCACCCTTGGATGTTTGATTATTACTTCCAACAAAATCAGATGCACTGGTTCCCTGAAGATGTACCGCTGCACAACGATGTAAAAGATTGGCAGGATATGTCAGACCAAGAAAAGAATCTACTGACTCAGATCTTCAGGCTCTTTACACAGTCGGATGTAGATGTAGGTGCAGGCTATATAGATAGATATATGCGTATCTTCAAAAAGCCTGAGGCCCGTATGATGATGGGTTCTTTTGCCAACATGGAATCTATACATCAACACGCCTACAGCCTGCTGCTAGACACTGTGGGTATGCCAGAGGTTGAGTACAAAGCCTTTGCCGAATATGAAGAGATGTCAGACAAGCATGAATACATCAATGATTTGAAGATTTCTAAGTCAGACAAGAAGTCTATCGCCAAGAACCTAGCGGTCTACAGTGCCTTCACAGAAGGACTACAGTTGTTCTCAAGCTTTGTAATCCTTCTTAACTTCCCGCGCTTTGGTAAGATGAAGGGCATGGGGCAGATCGTTAGCTACAGTATCAAGGATGAATCTTTACACGTTGAAGCTATGACCAAGCTCTTCCGAGAGTTCATACAAGAGAACATTGATATATGGACTGATGAGTTCAAGAAAGAAATCTATCAGTCATGCAGGGATATGGTAAACCTAGAGCAGAAGTTTCTGGATCTAGTGTTTGAGATGGGAGACATTCCCGGCCTTACACGCAAAGAGATGTCAGACTATGTTGAATACATTGCAGATCGTAGGCTGCTTCAACTTGGTCTGAAACCTAACTATAATGTAAAGGACAACCCCTTGGATTGGCTTGATGATGTACTGGGTGTTGAACACCAGAACTTCTTTGAGGGCAGAGCAACGGCCTATATGAAAGCCGGACTCCGAGGGAATCAAGAAGGAATTACTTTCTCGTGAAGACAGGAAACATTGTCTCTATGGCAGTTCAGCTAGGGACTGACGGTAACATCTACTGTGAGTTCTCTGAGCTGCCGTTTGAAGAGATAGAAAAGATCTTTGAGGATAAGTATGAAGCATCCCTAATCCAGACTATTCATAAGTTTATGAACAGGAGGTTTAAGGATGCTTCTATATCTTTAGAAAAAGAAATACAGGCAGTTACTTCAACTATAGTCTAGTCGGGGTATTTGTTAGTGCGGATCATCTGGGCCACTTCTTGCGCCCTGTTACCTACCTGCTTGGCCCACCGAGAGTCTAGAAACTCATCTGCTGCTTTGTCATACTGACGCTGAGACATAAAGTCTAGAGCGTTTACAAAGTTAGCAAGCCTTGGGACTCCCATATTAAATGCCATGTTTAACATAGCATCCTTTCTAGCCCCATCTAGATACCTGTAGAAATAAAATCTATCAGTCAGTTCATCATGAAATTTCTTGATATCATTCTTGAGGAGATACATAGCCTCCTCTTTAGTAATCCCACAATCGTCTAGATTTCTTCCTACGCCTATAGTTAGTTTATCTGAAGTGCAGCGATAAGGCTCAAGCTTCAAGCCTTCGTGTTTTATAAGTAAATCAATCAGCCCCATTAAATCTTTCTTCCATTATTTGTTGATAACCTTGATCGTCTAGATGAGTAACAGCAATCCAAGCGTGAGACATTTCATCTCCTGTCCTGCTGCCGCCATACACCCACTGATCTGGATCAGGGTTGTTGGGATTGTCAGAGGTATTATCATACCACTGCTTGATTACTAGAACCTCTCCAGCAGCCAACACAGGAGCCTCTGAGGGGTCGTAGATGTGGCTGTGATGCCATGTGGCACTCCAGTTAGAGATCTGACTTACTGACTTGGTGCGTCCTGTCATAGGATTAAATATCTCTAGTGACGCAGCATTCATGCGGAGGTGTCCGTGAGGCTGAAAGCTATCAATACGTACAGGGTGATCAAAGCTGTGAAAGCCCTGTGTCATAGCATAGCCGTTAGGAGGGATGATTAGGTGTCCGTTCTCGTACCCTTCGCGGAGAGGATACAGCCTTAGGTCTTGTTGATAGACATCGTTGTTAGCTTCATAGTCTTCTTCATGAAACCAAAGACCAATCTCTACAACATTATCTTCAATCATATCTCCTTCTGCTGTGGCTCCTACGCCGCCGGGAAACATATGTATATCCCAACGCACTAAAGAGTTAGCAGGAAAGGTACGGCATACGCCTTGTGGCATAAGCTCTCCCCACTTGCCCATAGCGTACTCAGTCAACTGCCCATACTGTTGTAGTTCACCTTCATCGTCATATACATATACATCTGAATTAGCATGATGAACTACGGCGGCTGCATCGCCTCTTGGCTTAACCTGTACGGCTTTGATGCAGCGTGACTCAGCCAGTTGAGGATCCACAAACTCCTTGCTCCATAGGTCATTGCCATTGGCAGGGATGTCATAGGGTGAAGAAGGAATGATAAGATCTGGCGCACCAAACTCAGGCTCAAAGTTCCAAGAGTCTAGACTTGGGAGGCTTGGAGGCTGAACAACTATGTCAGCATCACCGTAAGGCGATCCAGAGTTTGCCCAGTTAACAATAGAATCTATCTGATCCTGTGATAGTCTCCAATCCCCTTCAAGGTTCTGAATGCCTATGTGTTGATCATAGGCGTAGGGAGGCATCTCTCTGTTAGCTACTTTGTATGATATGAGAGGTGACCAAGGTCTGACCTGCTCATAAGTCTCAAAAGACATAGGGCCTATACCGCCCTCTCTGTGACAAACAACACAGTTGTTATTTATGATCTCAGCTACTTCATCTGTATATGTCTGAGCTAATACCATAAAAGGTATGGATGTTAGAAGAATAGCTACCGCAGCTAATGACATTACAGGAAAAGCTTTTTTCATATTACCACCTATCAAATAGTTGATCTGTTGAGCATTGAGGTTGTGACCTACAGTCTCTTAGATTGTTTTCAAATAGTCCCTGAGGCATCCTATTAGGAAACTCTATGGGGAAGTCGTAGGTTGCTGTTGAGCAGGAAGAAAGTAAAAGAGCAACTAGAATTAAACGGCGCATGGCTACCTCGGTCTAAATCTAGCACTACGAGGTTCCATGTTCTCCAGATCATTTATATTAAATATAAGATCCTCTCCGTATACAAGAGGCTTTCCTTCTGCGAGTTTCCTTTGAGTATTGTAGTAGCCTAGAACTATCTTCTGCTTTGCATCTGCATCATCTTGAGCTACATCCCTTAGCCTAGATCCAAAGGCATTGTTAATTAGGTCAAGCCTTTCGGTATCTGGGTTAGGGTAGTATGTCATTTGAAGATACTCTTTACCCTGAAGCAACGGATCTTTAAGCTTAGAGCCATGCTTGTAAACTAGGTAGGCATGATTGAAAGCATTAAAGACTTCTTCATCTGCGCCACTGAACCTTCCAAACCCTGCTTCATCTGTAGGTATTCGGGATCGTTCAGGGATAAAACCTTTCTCGGCTGCTTCGTTTACTAGAGCTACTACTTCTTTCTCA